AATATTTATTTTATTATTATTTAACTGCTCTAAATCATAAGATCCAGAAATTAGCTCTCCACCAAATTCATTCACTCTTAATATAGTATCTGGTATACCATAACAAGATATAAGGGCTTTTATACCTCTCTCAGTACCTCTTGTTTTTAATAAATAGGGTAAGTTATGATATAATCTTTTATATATTTCTTTTTGAATTTGATCATATGGTAACGTTTGTATACTAGAAGTTACATAACTAATAGGATATGTTGGAGATCCTTCAGAGCCTGTTGGTGGAAGATTACTTCCATTTTGATCAAAACCAAATAAACTATAAAAAACATTATCTGATAGATTTGTGTTTGTATATAGTTGTACACCAAATCCTTTTAACGCATCAGCAACTAGATCAAGTGAAATACCAGTGTTTGGATTGTTAGTACCATTATATCTATTTGTTACATCTTTATAATAAATCCAAACATTATCAAAATGTTGGCCAATCATATCAAGAAATACTGTATATGGCTCATTTTGTGGATCATCTAAAATATATTGAGGAATAATTGATTTTAATAAATCTTTATTTGTTTGATCATAAAAAGATGCTGAATATAACATTGATACCCCTAACACAGAAGGTAAGGTTGATTCAGACCCTAACCAGTTATATGCCTCAGAAGATGTTACAGAATATAAAGTATATGGTTTAGTTATATTACTTTTTGGCCAAGCAAATGATTCAGAAGCATAATATAAATAATACTCATAGGTATCAAATTTTTGTATAATGTTATCAATACTATTTTGTATAATTTGTATTGATGCAGATGTTATGCTTTGATTGCCAGGTATTAGTGATTGAGATAGGATTTGTTCATTATATGATTCTATTAATCCTAACTTATACACAAAGTTGTTTATTCTTTCAGTCGCACTAGAAAAATGAATAAAATTATTGAAATTAGTATAATCTACATTTATTGATACCGCTTTATCGTCATAATAAGACATCAACTGTTGTAAAGATGATGAAACTGTAGACGAAAATAATGTTGAATAAGAATAATATGGTGTAGTTTGTCCTATTTTCTCTGTTACTTCTACTTTAAAATTAGGACCTCTTAATCTATTATCGACTACTACCTGCTCTGCTTGAACTTGTATATCAACTTTAAAACTTGTAGACTCTGCTATTTTATCAACTATCCATAATGTAGACTTTAAATCAAATTCAACAGGTAGAGGTTCATATAATTTAATTAAAACATAATTTTCACCATTTTGATTAACATATGCCGCATTTACAGCTATAATTAATTTATTGTTACCAAAATTTAAATAAAAATCACCAAAATAATTTTTTTGAGCTGTATAAGTTTGAAATTGAGAAACTCCTTTTCTCATTGATTCTCCACTAATAGCTTGTGAAGAGAGTTTTAATTCTAATCTACTATTTGAAATCTCTTTAATCCAATAAGTACTATTAAAACTAGAATTAAGTATATTCTTTAAGAAGTTATATTGTATATTAACAACACCTCTATTTATACCCTTTGATTTGACATCTTTTTCAGGATCGACTATTACAGCTGTTGATTTATCTGATACTGCACTTATCTCTCCTGCAACATAATAATTTTTAGAATTGTAACTATAATCTAATAAATTAGAATTTTCATCAGTAATAAAAAATTCTATATAATCATTTGTATCACCGAATGAATTATTTATGAAATTACTATTTATTAAGGCTAAATCTTTACTAGAATATGTTTGCTCATTAATACCTGAACCATTATATAGTATATTAACTACTTCCATTAATTTTTATTTATTATGTTAAGTTAGATATTGTCAAATATGTATCACTTAAATCTATTATCTGTTGTTTTAGTGAATTGATTTCCTCTATTAGAGCTGCTTTTTCTGCATCCTCTACTGCACCGCCAATATATTGTTGACTTCTTTTCACTAAAAGTTCGTGAGAATTATCACCTGTTACTGGTATATCATAAAATAATTGATCATAATAAGAGAAAAAACTTTCAACTGTAACTGTTGGAGTTTGAACAGGTTGGGGAGCGCTAATAAATTCATGAAAATTAGTATCTATTACATTTTTATATGTGCTAATACCTTTTACATCTTTGATTAAGTCTACTTTTGGCATTATCTAATTATTTTAAAAATATTATTATTATCGACAATATAAGATTCCCCAGAATCTAATACAATTTTTATTAATATTTTATAATATCTTTCTAGTTCTAATCCATTTGTAAAAATATTTATAAAACTTCCTTGTTCATCACAACTAATCTTTGTGTAATCTTCATCAAAATCAAATATTATATCCTCTGTTTTCACATCCTGAATTGACCAATATGATGTTTCAGGAAGAGCTTTATTTACAGTATAAATTGAAGCTGTAGAGAAAGTTCTAACTGGGTATTTATCTCTTGCAGAAACTCTAAATTGATATTTACCATCATTGGCTTTAATTTTATATGGATTATTAGCTATAGTTATTATAGTATTAGAATTATCTATAATTGCTAAATCTCCATTATTATAAGTACTATCATCCCATCTTATTTCTAAACAAGGAGGAAATATTGTATGAGTATCAACACTAAAATAACTTAGTGTTATAAAACTATCTTGATTATTTTCAATAGCAGTTTCATGTTTTATAATAATACCATAGTTATTATCTCCATTAAACCAATTCTGGACTATTTGTGTTATATCAGCATTAATATCCTTATCATCTTTATAATCAAATGATTGAACCACCCCATTTGACCAGGAACCACCTCCAGGAGTGATATAATATGATGGATTAGACCATGTATTTGAACCTCCTATGTATGATCCGGTACTATACCAACTAACACCATTTGTAGTCTGTGGACTGTCTAAAAATTTACCTGTGCCCATTAACCAATCATCTGTTATTTGATTAAATTCCAAAGTATATGGAATAGATAATCCTTCAGCATTTGCTAAATATAATTTTAAATTAGCTTGCCAAGAGTATTCAGATTTTAGATTATTTATTATTTCAAGATCAGAGTCACTAAATTTAATTAGAGCTCTTCTTATATCATCTTGAGATATTCCATTATTTTTTACAGACACCTCTAAAATTTCATCGAGCCCTGTATTTTTTATAGGCGCTGATGAATATATTGTGGAGTCTGCTGAGGGGAATATTTTATATATTGCCATTTTTTATTTCAATTAAAAAGTTACTATTCTTCCTTGAATATCTATATCTGGATTCTTTAATTCAAAGATACATGGATCTAATGATGGATATATAACTCCATTTATAGTTGCTCCAGGAATATCATAAGAATATTTAGAATATCCGCTTGATTCGCCAACATTATTAACAATTTCTACTTTTTTTACAGTTTGTACTCCAGCAACTTGATCTAGTAAAGAATATATATTTGATAGTATAATTGGTTCATTAATCTGCCAATTTTTAATATCAAAATATTCTTTTAATACTAATATACATCTAGCTAATACATCTTGTCCTGAATAATTAGGTCTAATTACTATTTGGAAATTACAACCAATATTAACTATATATGCAGACTTTATATCTACAGCGTCAGTTAATAATCTATAATCAGATAAATAAGATTGCAAATTTTCTAGTAAAGGTTGTGTTGGTTTTGATAGTTTTCCATTAACATCTAATCCAAGAACATATAAACTAACTAATACTTGATCTCTTTGTGTTAAATCTTTTCCAATATAATTTATAAAAGTTGAATCATCTTTAGTTATAAAGATTTTAGATATTTTTCCAAATCTAGATGGCATACTCAATGCTCTTGCCATATAATCCTCTTGAGTAACTGCCCTTAATTGAGATGGAAATTGTGCTAATGTATTTAGTCTTAATTCCTCAATAGTATCACCATCTCCTCCTCCATTAGCAGGACCAGGATTGTTTGTAGCTATAGTCGTTTTAAATGTATCAAATAAACCAGTAGCTTTAAAACTTACTGGTATTGTTAATTCATTTGATAAAGCATTTGCACTTGCACCTCCACCTGCTAAATACTGAATTGTTAATGTTGTATTTCTAGGAGCTAATCCGTATGTTTGCGTTGTTACAAAATTTGTTGGATCAAATGATGCAGTAAATGAATCACCTCCAACAGTCATACCCATACTTATTGAACTAGGATTAGGTAATATAGATTCATCTGGTATAAATTGATTTGCAACAGTATTTATACCAGGTCCAAATTCCAAAACTAAAGATTCATTAGATAAAAACCTACTTGTAAAACGTCTAGGAACTTTTATTCTATCTAATAGATATGGTACTTGATTATTTGTATTTGGATCTGTATTTTGTATAGCATCTATTATAGTGTCTTGAGCTAAATAGGGGACTTCATACCATTTATTTCCATCACTATCAGTTACATCTAAAATATTAATTATATTAGAATCTTGTATTGTTATACTAGGGAATCTTTGTGCAGCACCAAATGAGAAAGTTGCTGTTTTTACTTCTCCTGAAATAGCTCTTGCTTTTTTTGTAAATAAATAGCTATTTGGATTACCTCCTGCTGTAGTCAATATGTTTATTGTAGTAGGATCGTATGATGATGATGTAGTAAAGTCAATTTTATTTGGTATATAAAAAAAACTAGAATTATTAACATTAGATTTTATTTGCATTCCAGGTTCCACTATTAATGCATATTGAAAATCTGGTATATACTCAAATGAAATTGGGTCTATTGTAGCTGGCACAGTTTGATAAACATCTAAATCAACAATTGCTGCAGACGTTACTTTTGGTCTATAACCTAACATATATGCCATTGTATATAAATTATTAGGTTGTTTAGCATATTGTAAGAAGGTCTCCTGTAATTGATTATCTAAATAAAATGATAGAACATCACCTACATAAGCCGCCATTTCAATAAACATTGATCCTGGTGATGCTTGGCTAAAATCATTATATACTGTCGGATAATAAGATTTAGCGTATTCTATCAAGTCAGACTTGAAGGTAGAAAAATCTTTATTTAAATATTTTATGTCTTTTTCTTCTGCCATTTTTATCCATTTTGAACTACTATAGTAGCTGTATCAGTTTGTGATGTGTTTATTATTTTGTAACTAAATTTTATTGTTATAGAATTATAGTTTGGTTGACCAACCACTTTTAATTCAGTAACTTCTATATTAGGAAAATTTGATTCTATTTGTTTTGAAAGAGTATCCTCTAGATTAGAAATAGACTCTTGAGTTATTTGTTCAAATAATCTTGATCTTAATCCAGCCCCAAAAGAGGGATTAAAAGGTCTTTCTCTTTTATCTGTTAATAAATAGTTTATTATATTAAATTTAGTTTGCTCTTTAGTAGTATATACTGAAGTAAATACAGATGGGGATGAAAATGGGATTTGTACTCCAATTGCAGTTGAAGGTTTTAAATCAAGAGGTGATATTTGTTTTAATCCGTATGCCATTTTATATTGCACCTTTTGCCATTAAATTTTTCATAAGACCTGAGTAATCTGGAACTTCATTTATTTGTACCATTGAAATATCAGAACTAGGTCTTGCACTTGATAACATTCCATTTATATCACCAACTGATGCCTCAGTGGGTTGAAAAAATGATGTTGGATTAATATTATCTGTTGAAAAACTTAATGTTTCTATATCATCACTTCCCATTGATTGTGCTGTTTCATTTAACAAATCATTTAGAGGTGATGATTTTGAAAAAATCATTTCAGGTTTTTTCTTATATGTTTCTGCTGTATTTAATGTTAAAGGAACTTGCGTTTTTTTCATTTCCTTTATTATATTTTCTTTACCAGCAGGTCTTTGTTGTATTTCTGATATAACTTTAGGTAGTTCTTGCCTTAAAGCTATTATAAGCTCTTCTCTAATAATTTTCCTAAGTAAGTCTATTTTTGCCATTTTTTATAAATATTGTTTTTGTTTATTTTTTTAATCCGCTTAAAGATTTTGATAGTTTGTTTTTATTACTCTTTAAAGCAGTTTTTGTTTTATTTTTTAATGCAGTAGATCCCCTCTGATTATTGAGAAATCCAGATAAATTTAATCCATTTACTGAAAATCCATTATCAAATGTGGTTTTTTGAGATGCACCAATTGATGGAGCTGAAGATAAGAAATTAGCAGCTGATTGTATTAATTGTGAGTCTTTATCTATACCAATTTTTCTAGATAGTAATGATTTTACTTCATTTATTATGATATTATCATCTGAAGCAAATGTAGGAGTTGTTTTAACTACTTCTACTTGACTACTATCTAATGCAACACCATATCTTCTTTTTCTTATTATACCTTCATCGGTTAATTCCTCTGATAAAATACTTATTGTATAATCTCCTAAAGTTGTATCTGATTTTTTCTTTTTTTCATTGTAATTAGATAGGAATTGCTCAATTTTTTTATTAGTATCCTCTAATTTTTTTGTTGCTTTTTTTGTTTTCTCTGCTAAATTAGGATCTAAATTTTCACAATTTTCTAAATTTAGAATTACTAATCCAAATTTTTGTATTAGACTTTGTAATTTAAAAGAAATATCTTGTAATAAATTAACTATATTTCCAAGTATAGCACTAAACTCTTCTAATCTTTTTTTAAATGCGTCTAATACATCTTTAATACCGGCATATAAATCAGCAAAAAGTGTTGATATTCCTATAGTAGTCACCATATTTGGTATCGGTAAAGCATAAATAAATTTAAGAACTATTTGGAATATATTAATTAAGGTTATTAATAATTCTATTATAGTTGCGGCTAAATTTACAAAATTTAATAAAATATCTATGATAGATTGTACTTTTTGACAAGCATCTACCATTTGTTTTACTACAGGCGCTATCTTTTTAGGATCTATTAATTTATTTAATTTAGCTATTTGTTGTGCAATTGCACCTCCAAGAAAAGAATCTGCTAATGCAATCAAATCTGCAGGATTAGTTAATGATTGTATAGCTATACAAGTGTCTCTAGTCTTATCTATAAAAGAAATAACTCTTTGTAATTCTGCATCAGGAATATTTCTTAAATCTGTATAATTATTAAACATTCCCAAACAGTTTTCAAAAAGATTGTCCATTACAGAAGATGCTGGAAATGCTTTTTTAAATTCAGGATTCTTTAATAAATTATCTGATGATGGACCTACTATTTGTCCTAAAGCATTAGTAAGCTGCGTAATTAGTGGTTGTAATGCAGTTTTACTTAGGGGTGTATCTGGTCCTCCATTACTTGTATAATATGCATCTATATAAGTTTGAATTTTATATGCAGAATATTGTATATTATATTTTATTTTTCCTAATGGAGTATTAGTTTCTGATTTATCTTTAGGATCAAATTTTTTAGCTCCAGGGATTTGGTTTAAAGCGTAATTAGCAATTGCGCATAAATCTACTGATGCTAATAAATCTGCAACATTTACTAATCCATAGTCTAATGGATTTTGGTGTTTTGAATTAGCATCTGGTTGTTTTCCATAATATATTTTATTTATTGCATCTTGTGTTTTACTAATACTATCATTAATAGTTGTTGTAATTTTATTAAATCCTGATGAAGTATTAGATTGTAAATTTACTGGTGTTTCAGGATCTACTTCTATTTTAGGAACAGAAGAAAAGCTAGCACCAATATTAGATTGCGATGCTTTTTCAGCTACTGATTGAGCAGGACTTGGCATAGGAGGAGCTGGTTGTTCAGACATTGTGTCTACAGCTGAACCCTCAGATGGTCTAAGTTCGTATCTAGCATTTTCTAATAATGATTTTTCATCACTACCTGTATTATAATATACACGAGTACCATCTTTTAATACGTGTATTGTCTTAAATAGACCATTATTGCTTATATAATAACTTAATGCCATCTATCTTGTATATGTATTTTTTGATAAAGGATTTTGTGGATGATTCATATCTTTTAATATATTACTAAGAACATTACAAGCATTATATAATCTTAATCCACCTGATTGTATATTAATCCATGATTTAGCATCGCCAGTACTAGAAACAGTTTGTAACATATTACCTAAGAATTTTAGTTCTTTAACTAATAATTTTAATTGATCTATCATTTTATTTCCTAAAATAACAGGCTCTCCTAAAATTTCTGCTTGATGCCCTAATTCTATTTTATCGCAATCTATTAATATCTTTTCTTTAGCATCTAAGTTAATAGTTTCAGTAGATGATAAAGCCACCATTCTTTTACCAAATAAAAAAATACCATCTGATTTTGAATTTAATAAAACTCTATTAGATGATAATATAATCTGATTGTCTTTATATGGAAAATCTGGTACTAACATTAGATATAAATTATTTAAGCAAATGAATTATTATCTTGATTTGCTGGTGGTACAAAATCATTTATTATTGGTAATTGTTCTATTATAATAACCTGATCTACTTGAGGATTGATAGAGTTTGTATTTCCATAAGATCTATTAGGAAAATTATTTAAATCAACCATAGTAATTTCTTGTCCAGAAGTTAAATAGATTGAAGATCCGTCTCTATTAATATTTTCAATAGTTGTTGGAGATTCAGATTCAACTTTATTTGGAATTTTTTGAGAATTAACAATCATTGTAATTGGCTTACCATTAACACTATTATTTGACCAATTATTAACATCTTTTAAATCTGAAACTGTTGAACCAAATCTAATTGATTGACCAAATCTTCCTTGTATAATAGTGTCTCCTTCAAATGGTCTTAGTGTTTTTATATTATCATTCTCTTGGAATGTATATCCTTGAGGTATAGAAGTGGATTCTTGATTACTTTTAATATATTTAGCATATTCTTCCATATTTGGAAAAACATTAGAATTAGGTGAGTTCCAAATACCAAAAGGAGGCATATACCATAAATCTTGTCTATCAGTTCCATCATTTAAATCTGATGATGGTCCTGGGAATATTAAAACGATCTCTCCAATTGTGGGGTATTGTCTTACAAATGAATGAATAGGGTATGCCGGTCTTGATGTTGAAGATGTACCTTTTACTCCAGATTTATTACTGTAAAGAGTTTCAAAATATACAGCACCTAAATCTTTTTCATGGTTATAGTCAGGATTGGGTTGACCACTTTTTAGATTTGCACCTAATACAATTCTTTTAACTCTACCAATAATATAATAGTGTCCTGTAGATTTTCCATAAGAGCCTTCATATTTGTCAAAAAAGCCTGCCATTATTATCCAATAAGTTTTTCTTGATCTTTAGTAATAACTGTATTAACATCACTAAATAATTGTGCTAAATCCTTTTCAGATAAAATACTAGAATCAGCATCACCACCTTGACTTTTCTCAGCAGCTTTTTGGAACAATTGGAGTATTTTCATTAAAACCTCATCATTTTTTAGGCTAGAATCAAAAAATCCTTTTAGTAAAGGGACAATAATAATTGCATCGCCAGGAGATGATATTAATTCAGATAGTCTTTCAATCTCTCCAGTTATCCTACTATCTTGGTTTTTTTGTTTATCATAAACCTCTTTAACAAGATCTGATATTTTTTTTCCTTTGAATATTTCCTTATCTAAATCCATTGTTTTTAAATAAATATCAATTATCCATATTTTCTATATGGTGAGATAGCATCTTCTTATAGATAGTCTTGAGCTTTTTAATAACTTTGGTTATTGTAGCTGATTGTACATCTGCAATTTCTTTAACATAGATAAAAATTGCTTTCTTATTAAATATATCAATATTGTCTCTTTTTCTGAAGATTTCTAATATAGCATCAGCTGTTTTAATGTCTTCAGGTTTATCAAATAATTCTAATAAGTTATTGTCAATTTCTTTTATAAATGCATCCACAATATCATATCTATCATACTCTTCTGGTTCTGGTTGTTCTATAAGTTTATCAATAGTTTTTTCATCATTATGAATCTCGCTAAAGTCTGTTTTTGATAAAACTCTTTTATAATTTTTTTGGTTGTAAAGAATTAAATACCTTTTAACTATAGTTCCAAAATAAGAATAAGCCTTACCTTTTGATTGATCGTATAAATCTATTTTCTGTAAAAGAAAAGAAATCACTTCATACTTTAAATCTTCTATATTATCAACATCAGTATAGTAGAATTTAAATGTGTGAATAATATTCTCAGCTAATTTATAAAACGCATTATGAATTTTCTCATTATATAATCGATTTCTTTCAGAAAATGTTGTAGCATTTCTATATTGTAAAATAGCATCTTCAGTTTCCTCTGTGAAATAAACATTTTTTGTTTTTGGCTTTCTTTTTCTAGGAGATCCTTTTTTAGTTAGCGCAACTTCTTGAGTAGTTTCAATTTCTATTATATTATTCTCCATCTATAAAGTCTTGAATTTGTGATTGGATTTGTTTTACAGAATCAAATAATGCAAGTAATTCTGGATCTGATTGAACCCAAATGGTAGAATCTATTTTTTCAACAGTTTTATCCATATCTTTCATTGTGGAAAGTAGCAAACTTATAAAATTTGATTGCCTAATTATACTTTTTTCTAATTTTATATTTTTACTATATAAATTGTATATTACCCACCCTATTATTGTTGCTGGCCATAATATAACCATGATTGTTGTTAACATATATTATTTATTTTGGTTTTCAATTTTTGAAGCTGCTAAATCTGCTTGATGTACTATATATGGTAGATTTGTTTTTAATTCTGTGTCAGGTGAATATGTTACATAGTACGATTTGTTTGATTCTTCATACAATCCATCATGCAATTTAATTGTTAAAAATTCATTTTCTGAGATAGAAATACCTGCTTTTTGTAAATCAAAAAGACTTCTATCAGAAATTCTCATATGAGACATTTTAGTATTATACTTATAATGAGCTCCTTGATTTTTAATATGCCATTCTGAATCATTAGGAATATAAAATGGTTCATCATTTGTACCTAATTTACCTAGATCATGATTGAGACAAGAAAATACAAGCTCTTCTAAAGTATAATTCTTTTTCTGATTAAATTTATCCCAAACCCTATCAATAACTAAAGCCATTTCAGTAACTCTAAGAACATGATCTAAATAACCACCTGGGAAACAATTATGGTGCGCTTCTTTTGTTGAGGCCGGTGAAGTTGCAAGCGTCTCCTCTATTGATTTGTAGAATTTTAATAGATCATCTTTACGCGTGCCAGTAATATATTTTTCAATATACTCGTAGAATTTACTCACATTACCAGCAATCTCATCAATTGTTAATTTTTTCATAATTTATTTTTAAAATATTATTTTTTTAATAATTTCTATTATTGCACTCATATTTGTAGCATAATAAATTTCATAGTCATCAACAATTTTAGGATTTCCTTCAAGGAAACTAATATTATTTGTTGGAGATATTATTATTTTATTATCAATAATAATTTTTGGACTAATTTTATTTTTTGATATAGATTCAAATTTATCAAATATGTGATCATTATTAGTATTATCTATTGAACTTTCGTATTCTATATATTTTTTATTATTAGAATTTAAAAAGTCTTTTAATTCTAAACATGAATTACATCCTTTAATTGTTAAAATTTCAATTTTTTTATTCATAAGTTTTAATTTTCTTTTTCAAAATCCGGATCGACTTTACTTAATATATTATACCAAAAATCTTTTTCTTCTTCACTCATTTTTTCAATCATTAATCCTAAATAATCATATATTGCATTCAATTCTTCTTCTGTTGCAACAATTTTATTTTCTTCCATATTACAAATATAATAAAAATTTTTAACAGGGTATCTGTTAATCTTTTAAGTGTTTGATTTTATTTTTCCTAATCTAATTATTACTGTAGCCCTGTCGGAATTTTCTTACCGTTGGATTGAACCAATATTCAACAGTTTTTTTTAAATTATTATGTTTATATACCTGAAGCATTGTTGCCTTGATCTTAGCTCCTGGTAGTAAAGTTATTCTTTAATCTAAGACGCGCTCATGGAATCACACCAAGCTACGGTATAGAGCTTAAAGCTTTACATTATACTACTAATATACAAAAAAGTTTCATAATAAAAAAATCTTTTTTAAAGTATTTTAAATTACACATTAAAAATAAATTTTTATAAGTCAAAATATATTAGTATGTTTATATTATGGATAATAGCAAATATATACTTGGATTATTAGAATCTGTATTAGGAACTGGTAAAGCAGATAAGAATGGCAAAGATTACTCATTCCATTGCCCTATTTGTAAACATAAGAATCCTAAGCTTATTATTAATGTGGTATCTGGTCAATATAATTGTTGGACGTGTCACCCACCTACAAAGGGTAAAACCCCAGTAACATTATTAAAAAAACTAGGAGTTAGCACAGATAAGATATTAGAAATGAAAAAATATTTCAAATCTGATAAAACATCTATTGAAAATCATAAACCAACAACAGTAACACTACCAGAAGAGTTTATATCATTAAATATCACACCAAAAAAGAATCAGTTAGAATTCAGACATGCTATGGCATATCTTAAAAAAAGAAATATAACTGATTGTGATATAAAAAAATATAATATAGGATATTGTGCATCAGGCAGATTTAAAAATAGAATAATAATTCCATCATATGATAAAAATGGAAGTATAAATTATTTTATTGCAAGATCTTTTGAGAAAGAGGCTAGCTTAAAATACGATGCACCTAGTGTTTCTAAAACAGATATTATAGGATTTGAATATTTTATTAATTGGAAGATTCCAGTTGTTCTTTGTGAAGGATCATTTGATGCCATAGCCATAAAAAGAAACGCAATTCCTCTATTTGGTAAGACAATTCCAAAAGCTCTAATGATGAAATTAGTAGAATCTGAAGTAAAAACTGTTTATTTAGCTCTAGATAAAGATGCTATTAAAGAATCTATGACTTATGCAGAGAATTTGATTAATATGGGTAAAGAAGTCTATTTAGTGGAGTTAGAAGGAAAAGATCCTTCTGATTTGGGATTTGAGAATATAACAAAATTATTACATAAAGCAACACAATTAACTTTCACCGATCTTTTGATCAAAAAAATGCAACTAGTATGATAGAAAAAACAAACAATATCTACAATAATAAATCTCTTAAAAGAGTAGTAGAAACAGACCCAGAATTAAGACAGATCACTTTACACGATTCTAGATATTATCAGAGATCTCCAGGAGTATTTTATCCTTCAGTAACAACTATCTTATCTTATTTTCCCAAAGGAGCTTTCTTTGAAACTTGGTTAAAAGACACAGGGCATAATGCAGATTATATTATGAGAAGAGCCGGTGATGAAGGCACACAAGTTCATGAAGCAGTAGAGAAAATATTAAAAGGGGAAGAGATTAGGTGGATTGAGTCAGATGGTAGAGTCAATTATAATACGCATGTTTGGAAAATGATTCTAGGTTTTTATGAATTTTGGTCTACTTATAAACCCACTTTAATTTTATCTGAGGAATTTATGTTTTCTGATGAGTATAAATACTCTGGAACTCTAGATCTACTTATTGAATTAAATGGTCAAAAATGGTTAATAGATATAAAAACATCTACTGCTGTCCATACTAGTTATTTTTTACAAATGGCGGCCTATTCTAATGCGTATACAGAACGTTTTGGTGAAAAGATAGACAAATCAGCAGTTTTGTGGTTAAAGTCCAGTAAACGCGGTCCAGACAAGTATGGTAAAAGGATTCAGGGCTCTGGCTGGGAACTAAAAGAGGGTGATAAGACTCAAGAGGAGTATTTCAATATGTTTTTACACACATATAACACATATAAAATAATGCATCCTGAAGAGGAAATTGAGTTAACAACCCTCCCAAATACTATAAAATTAGTTTAATAATACTAATATTTATAAGATATGATTAAACTGTCTAAACTTTTATTGGAAGTAACATCAAGTCCAATAGCCATATTCTTAGCGGGATCGGCAGGAGCTGGGAAATCAACATTTAGAACCGAGTTTTTAGATCCTGTAGCAGATTTTACTGTATTAAATGTAGATGATGAATATGAACCACTACTTCAAAAAGCCGGTTTACCATTAGATTTTAGAAAATTTCAAGGTCCTGAGGATTTATCTGCGGCAGGAAGTGCAATGGCCCAGGCTCAAAAGATACATAGATCAAAATATGAGAAATCAAAAGTAGATATGTCTCATATTATTATAGACGGAACTGGTGGATCTTCTAGAGAAATATTAAAAAAGAAAAAAGAACTAGAAGAGTTAGGATATAAAACTGCAATGGTGCTAATATTTGTACCACCAGATATATCTCTTAGTAGAAATATCAAAAGAGGTGATGAGGGTGGTAGAACTCTTATGCCGTCTATTATATTGAGAAGTTGGTCTAATATGTTTAGTAATATAGATTTGTATAAAAAAGAATTTGGAGATAGTTTTATATTATATAAAGCATATGATGAAAAAGATGTGGTATTTCCTAAATTTGATCCAACAGATCCTGAAGTAAGAAAACAATTTTTTGATCCATTCAAGGTAAAAGGTAAAGAAAAATCTCCTGAAGAGATGGCAAAAGGACTTCAAAAATTTAAAGATTTAAATAATCAAATAGCTATACAAATTAGCAAAATAAATGATTTACATTTTGATGATCCGACTGAAATAAAAACAAAAATAAATAGATTGGTAAATGCGTGATTATAGTCAAATAGGTAAAATTATAATGCAGCAAATACTATATGAAGTAGATGCTAATACAGGCCCATGTTTTTATCCTGGTAAATTTAAACCTCCACATAAAGGACATTTTGAGGCAGCAAAATATTTAGCTAGTCAAACCTATGTAAATAAAGTTTATGTTATTATAAGTAATGTAACAAAATTTGGTATAACTCCTGATGATAGTGTGCTTATTTGGAATGATTATTTAGAAGCAGAACCAAATTCAAAAATTGTTATACAAAAATCAACTGAATCAACTCCTATAAAAGATATTTTTAGATACGCATCTCAAAATCCAGACTTAAAAAGTATATATGTGGGTGCAGCAAAAGAAGAGTCTGATGAATTAGGATATTTTGATAAATTAAAAGAGAAATTTCCTGGGGTTATTAAACCAATTGAAATACCAGATCAATTTGGTAGAATTTCAGCAACACAAATGAGGCAGGCAATAAAAGATGGAAACTTTGATGAATTTTCCAAGTTTGTTCCTGTTGCAGCATATAATAAAGGAATAACAAAAGATGTTTTCGGATTGTTAACAAAGATTATAAAATAAAAATGACAATAGAACAAAAAATAGGTATTGTAAAAGATTTTATAAAATTTTGTGAATACAGTTTACAGATTGAAAATCTACCTAAAATTGAATTTACAAAAGATAAAGACTGGGTATTAAGTATACACAGTTTTGGTCAATATAAAAATGACTCTAAAAGTTTAAAAGTCTATATAGGAAATAGAAATCTTGCTGATACATTAAGAACATTATCACACGAATTAGTTCACCATAGACAAAATGAGTTAGGCCTATTACATCCAGATTCAGGAAAAGCTGGATCTGATATTGAGAATCAAGCAAATTCAATATCTGGAGTAATTATGAGAAATTATGGTAAAAAAAATGAATTGATATATGAATCAAAACTTCATAAAATACTAAATGAAGTAATATCAAATACATATACCATTTATTCTGATATGGATGGAGTTTTAACTGATTTTGATGGTCAATTTGAACATTATTATGGTATGACTCCTAGAGAATATACAAATGAGAAAGGTCCAGTAATATTTAAAAAAGCTGTTGATGATATTGGAGTGACTTTTTGGTCAAAAATGCCACTTTTCCCTGGAGCTTTAGATCTATGGTCTTATATATCTCAATACAATCCTATTATTTTATCAAGTCCTAGTAGTTTTAAATACGCTGAAAAAGGTAAATTAATCTGGATAAAAGAAAACTTAAGACCAGGTCCTAGCAATATTATTTTTAAACAAACAGGACATAAAGAAGATGCTATAAGTAATTTACCAGAGTCTGAAATTAAAAAATCTATATTAATAGATGATTATTACAGAAATATAATGCCTTGGAAAGCGATTGGTGCAATTGGAATTGTACATAAAAGTGCTGAAAATACTATAAATATTTTACAAAAATTTAGATTATGATTAAGTTATTAAACATACTAAAAGAATCAGCTTATCCATTTTCAGAACATGATGTTCTATATGATGATGAGGATAATAGTTTATTAGTAGTTGAATATACTTTTAATACAAAACAAAATAAATACAAAGTCATTTTTGATTCTAAACAAAAAGAAAAAGAATTTGAACTATCATTTGGAGTAGATACTGGAGAATTGAATAAAATAGATACATTTCAAATGACAGGAGAAGGAGATGCTAGAAATATTTTAGAAACAATAGCTGAAATAATTAATGATTTTTACTATCAATATGAAGAAGAAGTAGATAAGATTATTATTGATGGCACGAATGAAAAACGTAGGAGAATATATAAATTATTTTTCCCTAAATTTATTAATCCTGAAGCCTTAAAAGTAGTACAAATAATATAAATAAATTAAAATAATTGTTATGAGCCAATCAAATTTAAAAAAAGAGTTTTCGAAAAGTACAGTACAAAGAATGAGGAATATTATTACAGGTAATGCTGGTGATAGAACTCAAATTCAATCAGGTTGGGAAAAGAAAAACACAGATTATTCAGAAGGAGACATTTGGGAAGAAAATGGAAAACAGTGGACTATAAAGAATGGTATTAAGCAGACAATTACTAAATTAGATGGTATAAAAAGATTAGCTGTATTGCCTTTAACATGTCCTTGTTGTAATAAACCTATGAAAATACATGATTTGAATAAAAAAATGTATACTCTACATAACATGTGTTTTGATTGTGTTATTGACATGGAAACAAAAATTAGAATAGATGGAAAGTGGGATGAGTACGTTTCTAAACAAAGAAATGCAAGTAAAAATGCTTCTTTAGAAGATTTTGAAAATGCAGTTGAGTCTTGGATGAATCAAAATGATTCTTTTATAACTGAAAATGGAGATATCGAGAGCTGGAGTAAAGTAGATAAGACTAAAATATATAACGAATTAAAATCAAATATAGAAAATTTAAAAAAGATTCAAATTTAAAATATTTATTAAAAACAAATTATGCCGTATTCTATAGACTATAAAAATAAGTGCGTATATAAGAAAATTAAAAAAGTAAAAGACGGTAAGAAGATAACAGTAAGAGGAGAAAAAGTAGGATGTACAAAAGGAAGTCTAGATGATTATATAGCGGCATTACAAATACATGCAGAAAACAAGATGAAAACTAAAAAAACTATAAAAGAAGCTGCTGACATGTCTTTATCAAATGTATATGCAGTACAAAATCCTTATTCAGGATGCCAAGTAACTGATCTTGTTAAACCAGTTGATCCATTAGTAGGTCTTCAACAAATACAACCTGATCAAATTCACTCAGTTTATGCTGACCAACCAATGGCTCAGTCAGTAGCTGATAATCTATTTCAAGAGTATTCTAAAAAACAAGCCGCTTTAGAAGAGAAAAAAGAAGAAACTAGTAAAAAAGTTAAAACTGTACTAGATACTCTAGAGAAAAAGAGAAAAGAGTATATGGATATGGCTAAAGAAGATCCAAAAAATGCTTCTAAACATAGAGAACAAATAGCATTAATAACATCTAAGATAGATGATTTAATGACTAAGTTAGAAAAAATAGAAAAATCAAAAAAAGAAATAGAAAAAGAATCTGATAAAGACAAAAAAGATAAAAAATAATGGAACAATACGCAAAATTTATATCAACATTATTTTCTAGTCGTACTCAAGCTCATATATTCCATTTACAGACAACTGGAGAAGGATCATATGCTGCTCATAAAGCTCTAAATGAGTACTATGATGAAATTGTAGAATTAGCTGATGGACTTGTAGAAAGTTTTCAAGGTAGATATGGAATTATCTATGGATATACAAGCCCAGCACAGTTTAAAGAAGATAATCAGCCATTAATATATTTTGAAGCACTATGTCAATATGTAGAAAGTGTAAGAAAAACACTACCTCAAGATAGCTATATTCAAAATGAAATAGACAATGTAGTTGCTTTAATAGAATCTACTAAATATAAACTTAAGTTTTTACATTAATATATGCATAAACATGAATTAAATGAGGGTGAATTCTGTCCGATGTGCTTAAAAGAGTATATTTTAGAGCACTATAATAAATTAGAAGAGGCAGAATATAAAGGTAGAACAGTGCAGTTAGGAAAACCTATGGCTGGTGATGTAAAAAAATTCAAAGTGTATGTTAAAAACAATAAAGGGAATGTGGTTAAAGTTAATTTCGGCCAAAAAGGTGTTAAAATTAAAAAAAGCAATCCTAAAAGGAGAAAAAGCTTCAGAGCAAGACATCATTGTGATACAAATCCAGGACCAAGATGGAAAGCACGTTATTGGTCTTGTAGAAAATGGTAAATATGAAAAAAATGTATAAATTAATTGATCTTTTAGAGATAGGAGATTATACTGCGGCTACAACAACCCAAACAGATGTTAATCCAGAGACTGGTAAAATAACTTGGGATGTTAAATACAAACCAGATTTTAATGTTATATTTAAAAAACTTGATGATATTATCCATAATATACAAGATGCAGAAGATGATGAACATTTATCTGATCCAGTTATAAATCAAAGTATTAAAGCTCTAAAAGCTGCTAAAAAAGCAATGCAAGATAGAGTATTAGAAAAATATCCAGAATTTTTAAAATAAAAAAATGATAAAATTAAAACATTTACTCAACGAAGTTTCTTATGATAAATCAGGATTAAAAAATCCAAAGCTGGCTGATAGAGATAAAGACAATAAAATCTCTTCTTGGGAGAAAAAAGTTGGTCAAAATATAGAAAAAAATATAGATGAGTCAATCCCTGAGGATCAGTATAATATTGGAATGAAAAAGTATAGTGTAACAAAACCTAAATTATCACAAAATGAAACTGAAAAAATAAAAGGTGGTGATGGTAAAGGTTGTTGGAAAGGATATAGATATGCTGGCACAGAAAATGGAAAAGATAAGTGTATTCGCATAAAAGAAGCAGAAGAAACATGTCAATGTGGTGCTAAAATGGAAAATAAATTGTGTACAGAGTGCGGATATATGCAAGAAGGCATTGATGTATTAGGAAAACCATCTAGCGATCATGAGGCTTCAATGGCAAAAGCGGAATTAAGAGATATGATTGAAAATTCTCAAGATATTTACGAAATGATTGAAGTAGGAACTGAATTACCTGCTTGGATTAGTTCATATATAACTTTAGCATCCGATTATATGCATTCTGTTAAAGAATATATGGCAGAAAAAACAGCTGAAATGGATTTAGAAGCGCCAGATGATGAAGATAGTTATGATTATGATCAAGAAGATTATGATGATTATAGTGATAGCGAGGAGGATTTTGATCGTTAATATTAGAATATAAAATTATGAATAATTTAGAAATATTAAAATTTTTATTGACAGAGGAAGAGGCCGATCGAATGGAACCAGCCCCAAAAACATTTGAGGATGATCCAATGCATTTTATTTTAAACAAATATGTAAGTTTAAAAGAGATTTTAATTGAATTAATGTCTGAAAATTTTGAAGAATATTTAACTGGAATTTATATTATAGCAGATAAACCTACAGAATTTAAAATAGTTTTGCATAATGGTCAATATTTCTTTTTAACATTCATGGGAGAGGCTTACGAAGCCACAGTTGCAGGCAAAAGATATTTTTTATTAACTACTGGTGAGAAGCAGAGATGCATGCTAGCTATTAAAAAGTTATTAAGATGGGGAAGCCCTCTTAAAACTAAAGGAGCTGAAGGTGCAGAGCAATCTGGTACAGAAGGTGGAGAGACTCCTGAAACACCACCAGCTGAAAGTTCAGAAACGGGAGGAGAAGAAACATCAGGAGGTGAAGAAGAAAAATTAGCAGAATCAAAATTAATAGATTTAAATATATTAGCTGAAGTTATAAAAAAATCTGATTCAACAGCTTTTCATAATTGGTATGAAACTATAGACGCTACTAACATAACTCCATTTTTAGAAACTCCACCAATAGTTGAAGCACTAATAGATAAAAAAGTAACTGCACAAAATTTAATATCAACAGTATTAGGAAATCCATCTTATGATTGGAATCCAGTAGCAGTAGAAAGAATAAAAGAATTACAAAAAATAGTTAATAAAGATAAAAAAAGCGTTGATTTTATAAATAATAGTTATTTAATGGGGAAAGAGGATTCATCTCCTATAGCTAATTCAAAAAATAATTTAAGATCATTAAATAATAATAAAACTATTAGTTCATTTATACATGGAAAAATAAAAGATTTTTATAAAATTATTGAAGCAGCTGATAAAAATAAATCAGCAAATAAAGTATTTACAGCAGACGTAGTAGTATTTTGGGGACCTGTTCCCAATGATCCATTATCTGATTCAAAAATAGTGGATGCTATTAAAAAATCAGTAAATAATCCAAAAATAAAAAAAGGAACAACATCAGTTGTAGATTTGGGAAATGGAATATCTATGGCTTGCGTTAGTTTAAAAGCCAACACAGGAAGAATCGGAAAATTAACAAAGTATTTTGGTGGAGCATATGGTGTAGCAACTGAAAGCTATATTCACGAAAAATCCGAAATCACAGAAAGTTTAATTAATGATTTTATAGAAAAATTAAAAAATTCCTCAGTAGGAAAAACTGTAATATCATTATATAATAAAGCAAAATCTTTTTTTGATGATTTAGTTAATAGCATTAAAACAATATTTTCTAAAAATAACCAAAATGTAAAAGATTGGGAAAAAGCTAATGAAGAGTTTTCTAAATTAGAAAATGAATTTAATCAAGGAGACTTACAAGAAGCAGACTCTTCAAATATTATATGTACTACTTGTCATCGTGATGTTGTAAAATCAATAAAACCATATTTGGACTCAGCAATTAGTGGGACTGCATTAGATGATTTTTTCTCTTTTATGGAAAAATATAGTAAGGGTTCATATTTAAAAACTAGATTTGATAATGGAAGAAACATTTTTAGTAGTGAAGCAAAAAAACAATTAAAAATAGTAGAAGATAAAATTTTAAAAGGTAAAGAGTCTTCAAATACTCCGCCAAAAAAAGGCAGATGTAGTGTAATTGTAGATTCAAAAGGATCTCCAATATCTTTTACAAGAGATGAAATTAAAAACTTATTATTTAATTATTCAAATGCATTATCACTAACTCTTTTAGACAGAATGTTTAAAGATGTACTAAAAAATGTGAAAATAAAAGATGCTCAAAAAATGAGGGATTCTTTATTACAATTATCAGTAACTATTTCTGCAGAAGCAACTTATGGAAAATCTGGAAATTTACCATTAGTTAAATATACAGGTACTAGTTTAAAAAATTATGGTAAAAAAGAAGAGTACATAGAAAAAACAAAAAAAGATTTAGGGTCAATGATAAAATCAACAGAAACAAAATCTCAAGTTCCAATAATAGGTCTTAGGATAGAGCCATCTCAAGGAAAATCATCTGCTTCAGGTATTAAACCGTATTATTATGCAATGACTATGTATACATTATCGTCAATAAATCCTTCTGAAACTGGCGCTACAACATTAAAGGATCTTAATTATACACAAGTAGCATTTAAGTGTAATAGTGGATCAGATTTTGCTTTTGTGGCAGAAGGAGATTCTATAATTAATGGAGAAAGTTTATCAAAAGTTTTTATAAATAGATAAAATAATATTGTATGTCATTTAATTTACAAAAATATTTAATAGAAAACAGTTTAACTTTAACTGGTAAAAGAAGACTATCAGAAGATGTAGATCCTGATGAAACACCAGAACCTACAAAAGCTGATATGAAGCAGACTGATAAAGAGATGCGTGATCTTCAAAAAAACAAAAAAGAATTAGCTCAATTACAAGCTAAAGTGAAAGATGTAATAATGAAATTTACAAAAGATACACCTAAAGGAAAAGAACTAACTGACGTAGAAGGTTACAAAAAAGCAATAGGTGATATTCCAAATAAAATTAAACAATTAAAAAAGAAAATAGATGCAGTCGAAAATCCAAAAGTCGATGATAGTGAAGATTAAAAAAAATTATAAGCCTATATTATATGTTATACTAGGTTTATTTTTATTATATGGTATTATCTGGATTACAACTAGAAAATCCCAAATGCCTGCAGATCTTAAAGCTACAATTGATTCACTAACAAATGTTAATAAACAATTAATAGAACACCAAAAACAAATTGATAGCACAATATCTGTTTATGAAACAGAAGTTAAACAAGTGGATCATCAAATAGATAATATAAAAGAAAAAACTGTAGTAATAAAAGAGTATTATCATGAAATAAATGATAAGGTCACTCATTATAATGCAGCTCAAATTGACTCATTTTTTAAATCAAGATATAACTACTAATGAAATACTTATTAATCATAATAATATCAATCCTACCAATAGTATCAAAATCACAAACAATTGCAACTTATGATAGTTTAGGCAATGTTTATTATAGTGACACAATTAAATTACCTTATTCAGTAGCTAAAACAGTGGCTAAAGAATTAGTATCTTGTGATAGTTTAAAAGAGATACATGAGTTAACAAAAGAGCAATTATTTTTGACTGAGCAAAAGGTAGCTTTAAAAGATAGTATAATTTCTCAACATATCCAAAAAGGAATTTTATATGAAGAGCGCATTAAAAATGAGCAACTTAAATTTGAAACTCAAGGCAAGTGGGTTGATGAATTACGTAAACAAAATAAAAAACTTAAAGTAAAATTAATATTTACTAAGATAAGTTTGAGCGCTATTATAGGAGGACTAACTTATTTATATATCACAAAATAAAAAAATAAAGAATGTTTTTAGTAAATGACCCAGGCCCTTGGCAATATTATATAAATAGAGTAGATAATATAGGATTATCCACTGATGCTATGAGACGTAAGTATTTAGCAGAGGCTAATCAATATACACAGCAAATGTTAATGATGCAATCAATGCAGGCTATTGCCTCAGCTGGTGGCTCAGTAGCAGATACTGTAGAGGAATTTCCTGGTGGTGGTAGTGGTGCATTAACATTTAATGGAACATCACAATATTTTACTGCATTAAATTCTGATGTGATAAATTGGTTACCTGGCACTGGAGATTTTACCATTGAGTTTTTTATTAAAAACGGAACACAATCGGTTGGAGCTCCTAGAGTATTCTCATTAGGATTTGATACTGGTGCAACTATTGGAATTTCAATTGAAGGCGGTTATGTTTATGTATGGCCTTATGGAAGCGATTTAAGAGGAACAACACCGGCCTCTTACAATAATGGAAGTGCTTGGATGCATGTTGCAATTTCTAGAAGCGGAACAACTACAAAATTATTTATGAACGGAGTATTGAAAGCTACTAAGACTGGAGATACTAGAGATATTACAGATTCAATCAATCCTGGCTTTGACTTAAATGTTGGTGTTGATAATCCAGCAGCATTTGCACCAAACTGGTGGGCTGGTAAATTAACTAATTTCCGTTGGGATAACTCGGCACTATATACGGGTAGTTCATTAACAGTACCAACTTCTCCATTAACTAAAACAGCAACTACTAAATTATTAATGTTAGGTGGTGGTGTTACTAACCCTGTATATGATGCAACAAAAACAAATAACTTGGTAAATCATAGTGCTGGATGGACAGCTGATACACCATTTACATAAATCTATACAATTATATAGCACTAGATAGATATATGATAATAATGACCGAATAGTATATATATTTATAAATTAAAGAGATTCGTGTCAGAACAAATAAATATAAAAGAGAGAATAAAAGAAGAGTTTATTAAATGCTCTCAAGATCCTGTGTACTTTATGAGAAAGTATTACATGATCCAACATCCACAAAGAGGTCGACAATTATTTGATCTCTATCCTTTTCAAGAAAAAGTTTTAAGATTATTTCAAAAATATCCTGACTCTGTGATTAATAAATCAAGGCAGTTAGGTATCTCTACACTAGTATCTGCGTATTCTTTATGGCTAATGGTTTTTAATAAGGATAAAAATATTCTTGTTATTGCAACCAAGCAAGATACGGCAAAGAACATGGTAACTAAAGTACGCTTTGCATACGATAATTTACCAGTCTGGCTAAAAATAGGAACCACAGCAATTGAAAATAATAGACTTAGTTTAAGATTATCGAATGGATCTCAGATCAAAGCTGTTTCTGCAGCTGGTGACTCAGGTCGTTCTGAAGCCGTGTCTCTACTAGTAATAGATGAGGCTGCATTTATTGATAAAATTGAAGAGATTTATACAGCCGCAAAAATGACATTGGCTACCGGTGGTGGTTGTATAGCTTTATCTACTCCCAACGGCGTTGGTAACTGGTTCCATAAAACATATTCAGATGCTCAAAAGCAAGATAATAACTTTATTCCTATCTCATTACCATGGACAGTGCATCCAGAAAGAGATCAAAGCTGGAGAGATAAACAGGATATAGATTTAGGAAAAAGAAATGCTGCTCAAGAGTGTGATTGTTCATTCCTAAGCTCAGGTAATACAGTTATTGAGCCTGAGATTTTAACTTGGTACGAACAAAATATGATTACAGATCCATTAGAGAAGCGTGGCTTTGATAAAGCTTATTGGATATGGGAATATCCCGATCCACAAAAATACTATGTTCTTGTGGCTGATGTGGCTCGTGGTGATGGTTCTGACTTTTCTGCATTCCACGTTATAGATATAGACACTATGACTCAAGTTGCAGAATATAAATCTCAAATTGGAACTAGAGAATACGCAAATGTTTTAGTGGCAGCAGCAACTGAATATAATCAAGCTTTACTTGTAGTAGAAAATGCAAATATAGGTTGGGACGTGGTACAATCTATTTTAGAAACTGGTTATTCTAATATGTATTATAGCATGAGATCTGAAGGAAATTCAGATTTTAATACATATCTAACTAGATCTGAAAGAACTGATGGATTAGTTCCAGGATTTACTACCTCTCAAAAAACTAGACCTAATGTCATAGAAAAAATGAGAGACGTTATTGAAAATAAAGTAGCTACAATAAAGTCTATAAGACTTTTAGAAGAGTTGAGGGTGTTTATTTGGAAAAATAATAAACAACAAGCAATGAATGGTTACAATGATGATTTAGTAATGTCTTTTGCAATTTCTATGTATTTAAGAGAAACCTCTTTTAGGTATAAAAAAACTGCTGAAAGTCTAACTTATAGTGCATTAAGTAATTTTTCTAAAACATCACAAGATAATCAATTTTATAATTCAAATAGTACATTTAATAAAAATCCATGGAATATTCAAATCCCAACAAATAATGGTGAACAAAATATGGATATAACTTGGTTAATATAATAAAAAAATAAACATGGCAGAAGAGCAAAAACAACAACCTAGAAACAATTTATTCTCTACATTAAGAAGATTGTTTTCCACTGATGTTATTATAAGAAATGACGGTGATGGCATGCTTAAAGTAATGGATATAGATCGTATCCAAAACAATGGTGTAGTTCAAAATAATTCATTAGTAGATAGGTTCCATAAAATATATACTACATCAACAGCTTATGGAGTAAATCTAAACTTAGCGCAAAACTACCAATCAGCTCGTATTCAAATTTATGCAGATTATGATGCTATGGATACTGATGCAATTGTATCTTCTGCTTTAGATATTATTGCTGATGAGTGTACTTTAAAAAATGAACAAGGAGAGGTATTGCAAATCAGATCTTCAGATGAAAATATCCAAAAACTATTATATAATCTATTCTATTCAGTACTAAATATTGAATTTACTTTATGGGGATGGATTAGAAACATGTGTAAATACGGTGATTTCTATTTAAAATTAGAGATTGCAGAAAAATATGGTGTTTATAATGTAATTCCTTTCTCAGCCTATAATATTATTAGGCAAGAAGGATATAATCCAGAAAATCCTAATGAAGTGAGATTCAAATATGATCCATTAGGAGCATTAGGAACTACTTCAGGATTCTCATCTGCATATAATAATGAAGATCCAGGTGTTTATTTTGATAATTATGAAATGGCGCATCTTAGATTAACTGGAGACGTTAACTATTTGCCTTATGGAAGATCTTATTTAGAGCCAGGAAGAAAATTATTTAAACAATATACACTTATTGAGGATGCGATGTTAATTCACCGTATTACAAGAGCCCCAGAACGTAGAACATTCTATGTAAATGTAGGAGCCATTCCTCCAAATGAAGTTGAGAATTATATCCAGAGGATGATTGGTAAAATGAAGAAAACACCACTAATAGATCCACAAACTGGTCAATATAATTTGAAATATAACCAACAGAATTTATTAGAAGATTTCTTTATTCCTGTAAGAGGCAATGATCAATCAACTCGTATTGATACAGCAAAAGGATTAGAATATAACGCAATTGAAGACGTTCAGTATTTTAGAGAGAAATTATTTGCGGCGTTAAAAATACCAAAAGCTTTCATGGGATATGAGAAAGATTTAACTGGTAAAGCTACATTAGCCGCAGAAGATATTCGTTTCGCAAGAACTATTGAGAGAATTCAAAGAATTATTATATCTGAATTAACAAAAGTAGCTCTAGTACATTTATATGCTCATGGTTACACAAATGAATCAGCAGCAAACTTTGCATTATCATTAACTAATCCTTCAATTATATACGAGCAAGAGAGAATTGCTTTATTTAAAGAAAAAGTTGCTTTGGCTAAAGATGCGATGGAAGGAAATTTATTACCCAAAGATTTTATTTATGATAAAATATTCCAATTCTCTGAAGATCAATACTCTGAGATGGAAGATTTAATTGCCGAAGATAAGAAAAAAGCCTTTAGATTAAAACAAATTGAAGAGGAAGGAAATGATCCATCAGAAACAGGTCAAGTATTTGGAACACCACATCAATTAGCAAGTCTATATGGTGGTAAAGGAGATGGTCCATTAGATTTACCTACTGGTTATAATGAAGATGAAAAAGAAGATGTTGGAAGACCTAAAGAATATCAATCAAAAATAGGCACAGATGCATCTGCATTTGGTAGAGATAGTATTGGTAAAAAAGAATTAGGATCTGCTGGAAAAGGATCTGAAGATAAATTAAAAGTTCAATATAAAGGAGGTCCATTAACATATGAAAACACAATGACTGAATTTTTAAAGAATCAACAAGCTTTATCAAAATTAGGAAGACGCACAGAATTATATAAAGAACCTAGTCTATTAAATGAGGATAACATAAAACCAGATTTAAAATAAAGATTCGCATATTTATTAACAGTATAACAACAATACATGGCACTTAAACATAGCAAATACAGAAATACTGGGATCTTATTTGAATTATTAGTTAGACAAACAACGTCTGATCTGTTAAATAATAAAGATTCTAAATCTGTAAAAATTCTAAAGAAGTATTTTAGCAATACTGAATTAGGTAGGGAGTATAGTTTATACAATACTATTATAACAAGCCCTAAATTATCTGAGTCAAAAGCAGAAATAATGATGACTACGATAATTGAGCAATATAAAAAATTAGATATTGAAAAACTTAATAAGTTGAAATATAACTTAATTAAAGAGATAAAATCTAATTATGATTTAGATGAGTTTTTTAAAGCTAAAATAGATAACTATAAACCGTATGCTTGTGTTTATATGATATTAGAATCTCAAAATTCTAAATCAGTAGATACTAAATCATTAATTCTGAATAAAATAAGTTTACTAGAGCATTTAACTAAAGAGTCTATATCTGATAAAAAAGCTCCTCAATCTATAATGGAAGACTTTATGAAAGAGGATAAAGAGATTAGATTATTAGCTTACAAAATGTTAGTAGATAAATTTAATGACAAATATCAAGTATTGAGTGAAATACAAAAAGAAATTCTTAGTAAATATATAAGTACAATCACAGATACAAAATCTTTAACTCTTTATTTAAATGAAAAAATTAATAATGTTAAAGACGAATTAAGCGCATTACAGAAAACAACCCCAGATAAAGTTCTCAAGATAAAACTTCAAGAAGTATCAAAACTAATCTCTCCATTAGACGAAAATAAATCTATTAGAGATGAGGTAGTTATTGGAATTTTACAATGCTATGATTTAATTGAAGAAATAAAAAAAGCAAATGGCTAAAAATAAAAAATACGAATTTAATCAACAATTAGCAACTCTTAAATTAAGAGAGCCTATTAATGAAGGCAGAGTAATGTTTACAATTGATGATCAGAAAGTTGATGATTTATTTTTAAATGATTTTGAAGCTGATGTAGATTACATACATGATGGACCAGATGTTTATTATGTTACTGATCAAAATGAATTAGAGAGATTCGTAGACATGATTCAAAGTATGGGTTTAGATCCAAATTCAATTAAACCTGTTACTAATTTCCAAGAAGATTTAGGCGGGAATATTACTAATAATGCTGGAGGTTATTTAGCATCACTAAATGCCCCTTCTAAAAAACAAAATCCATTCAAAGAAGATGTTTTGTCTGGGTACAAAGAACTAAAAGGATTCAAACCTGGTCATACTCCTGATAGAGGAGGATTTCAATATAAAGAATTATGGGAAATGGACATTAATGATCCAATTCTAATGAAGTTAAGAGCCAAAAAAGATTTGCCTACAAAAATTTCAAATACCCCAATACAATCCTCGGCATCAAAATCATATATCGATAGCCTTCTTAAGAAAAGAGCTGAGATTATGAGGGATATGGAACAAGAAGCCGAACCAGAAGGCGGACCTATAGCAGATATGTACGGAGATCAATTAGATAAAATTGATAGGCAACTTGCTAAGTTGAGAGAGTCAACTATTACATCGTCTGCAAACCAAGACGAATTAGCTAGAGTTGAGGCACTATTAGCCGATGCTAATGCAAATAATAACTACTCAGTAATGAGTTCTTATGAAAATCGTATTAAGAGATTAAAATTATTAGTTTGGGTTGAAAGAAAATTAGGAAAGCAACTTCCTAAATTGCCTTTTGGAATGGATTTTTCAGAATATCTTAAAAAAGAATTAGGATATACAGGACCTGTAAAATTCAGCCGTCTTGGAGGCTTAGCTAATGCTACTGAAATAGTAGATTATATTATTAATAGTCAAAGTGAACCTATAAGACAATTAACAGGTGACTTAGATCAAGATTGGATGGGAGAAAATTTAGATGAAGCTAAACCAATAGGAAAAACAAAATCTGGTAAAGATATTTACCTTGACTTCAATAACCCAGCCCATAAAGATTTTACTGCTGCTGATCACGCTGACGCATCACAAGCTTTATTGACAGGTAAATCTAAGGGAACATCAGCAAAACCTAATATATCACCGGCTAGAAAAACAAATGCTAAATTACATTTTGATGCGTCAAAAAGTAAAGATGATAGAATAGAACGTCTTAATGAAATAAATAAAATTGTAGATGAGGTATTTAGTCCTCAAGATTATCAAAAAGTTTTACAGATCATAGACAAAATAAAATATACAAATACTAAATTGTATAATGCTATTATGGATTTAGTAGATGATTTATATCCACATGATTATAAAGAAGTTGAAAGACTAGTTGCAGTAAATGAGAATTATTCTCGTTTTAAAAGTGAAACTAAGACAAGAACTAAACCAGAACAATTCCATCAAGCAGTTAAATCAGTAAAGCGTAAAGTAGAAGAGATTCATAAACTTTATGAATATATGGAAAGACTTAAATTAGAGTTAAGTGAAGATGCTGATGGACTTAAGTATAAAAAATATACTGAAAATGCAATTCAAAAAATAAAAGAGGCTGTAAAAGCTTTACATATAAAAACAAAAAAATTAAAATAATGGACAATTTTGATTTAAAAAAATTCTTAGTAGAAAATAAATTGGGAATGTATTCTCAAGTGAGTCTTCATGAGTCGATAGATATTAGAGATTTGGTTTCTAAAATAAATGCAGCAAAAAAAGCTGGTCAAGAAATCGCTGTTAATGGTGAACCTGTAAATTTATGGGTTGCATCAATGGGATTATTAAGAACTGATGGTGGTAGATATAAAATTGATGATATTGCTTATGGTGATGCCCAACTAACAATTGATGGAGAGCCAGTAGAATTATCATATATACAAGAACCAGAAGAGGAACCTATTCAAAATTTAGATAAACCAACCCCAGGTAATACAAGTAGATGGACTGATCCAACTTCAGATTTTTATCGTGGAGGAGATTAAACAATAATAACAAATGGCAAAAGCAATATCAAGAGGCGGAACTGCAATAAAGATAAGTTTCGGTAAAAGAAAAAAAGGAAAGGCTAAAAAAAGTCATAACAAACACGATCATAAAGAAAAAAATTACTGCGGACAAGGCAGAGTATAATATATTTATTAGTATGAAAAATATAACAAAGCAATACCAAGATCTATTAGAGGGAAAAATGAGTAGAGATAATTTCGTAAGAAACTGTCGCCAACAATTTCCTCAATACGTATCTCCTGTAACATCTATAGATGATGCTGTTAAAATTCTTAAAAGCAAGAGAATCATAGCTGAATCAATCTCAGAAAATATGGATTATAAAGATCCATATGTAAGAGGATATATAGAAAATGAAAATGGAAGTTCTCTTAATGATTGCCCGTTTAGACCAGGATCTACGGAAGCTAGTTTATGGAAAGATGGTTGGATGGATGCAGAAGCAGAAAAGCAAGCCGCTCATGATGATGAGATATATCGCAGAGAAACTAATGGTGCATATGATGATGAAGATCAAGATGATTGGTCAAAGATGGACGATGATGATAAATACCCAGCAGGATTTCCAGGTATGACTGAAACATTAAATGAAGCTGAAGATTTAACACTATCTCAAATTGTAGATAGATTAAATCCATATACTCTTAAAATTGGTATAGCTACTGAGTTAAAAGATCCTGATAATATAACTAATGATTCTTATGAAAAAGCTTTAGAAATAGCCGCAAGAAAATTATATAAAGATCCGAATGCATATAAGGAATATCAATTCGCTAATGCGAAAGAGGTAGATGCACAAGATAAAAATATGCAAATGACTGCAGTAAAAGAAAAAAATACTGTGGATGATAAAAATCAGATGGAAAAAGTTAAAGGACAAGAGACTTTAAAAGCTATGTCTGCTCCTAAGACTGAAAATAAAAAAGGCAAACCAGAAGGTGTTAAAGAAATGGGAGTAACTCCTAAAAAAACACCTGGAATTACCTCAGTAATGGATATGCCTGGTAAAGAAAAGGTATTAGAGCAATTAATAAAATCTCTAAAAAAAACTTTAGCTGAAGACACACATTATAAGTATAATATAGGAACTACTGTAGACACACCAGAAGGACCTGGAAAGGTTGTTGGAGTATTAGGTGGAACAATATCTGTTGAATTAGGTAATGGTACTATTGCAGATTATCAAATTAATATACTTGATGCTCAAGAAAAAAAGAATAGAGATGCTGCTTTTAGTAAATTACCAGATTTAGGAACTGCAGGGCAAAATTGGCTTAGTAGTCATATATCTGAAGATAATACTGATGCTCAAAAAGATGAATTTAAATCATTAGTAGACAAATATGATTGGTATCATGAAATGTCTGATGATGACAGAAAACATCAAGCCGCTTTAGAAGTAAATAAAAAACTTAAAGCTTTAGCAAAATCAATTGGAGAAGAGGAAGCAGTTAGAATATATAATGAAAAAGCTCCAAAAGATAGAAAAATAAAATCTATACAAGATTTAAGTGAAGGAAAAAAAGATAAGTACAGTAAATTAAAAGAATATCTTAGAAAAGCACTAAAAAAAGAAGCTATTTATCAGAAAAAAGATCAAACTGGACAAACACAAACAATAGTAGCTAGTTCTCCAAAATCTGATGCAACTTTAAGAGCTCAAAAATTTACTAAGATAGCTGGCACTGATGATGCAAAATCAACACAATAATATGAATAAAGACCTTTTAATAGAATATAGTATATTTACTCCAACTAAACGTAGACTTTCAGAAGGCACTGCAAATGGTAATGGTAATATGATTGTGTCTGGATTAGTTCAAGCATGCGATAAGCCTAATGCTAATAGAAGAATTTATCCATATGATACATTAAAATCTCAAGTAGAATTATATATAAAAGGTCCTATTGCAGAAAATAGAGCTTTAGGAGAATTAGATCATCCAGAAACTTCTGTTATTAATTTAAAGAATGTTTCTCATAATATATTAAAGCTTTGGTGGGATGGTAAAAATCTATTTGGTGATATTGAAATCTTACCAACTCCTTCAGGAAATATATTAAGACAACTATTTGCAAATAATATAACTGTGGGTATTTCATCAAGAGCTATGGGAACTGTATCTCCTATTGGAGAAGGTTTAGTTCAAGTAGAAGACGATTTAGAATTAATTTGTTGGGATTTTGTAAGCACTCCATCAACTTATGGAGCTTATGTAAGACCAGTTTCAGGACTTAATGAATCATATAATCTCCAACAAGAGACAAATAAATATCAAAGATCTAATAGACTAGTATCAGATATTATTTGTAGTTTATCAGGTGTTTGTTGTATAAATTAAAATTATTTTTTAGTAAATTTATATTTTACTAAAAATACGTATATTTATTGTTACATGCGTTGATTCTCATTGCAACGCTATACAATTACAATCCTTATATTGCTTCACTCTACAATAAGCAATTAAAACAATCAAGAACAAGATGGAAGACATGTACAAACAAGCGATTCTAGACGCTAAAGCAGTTCGTGCAAGTGCTATGGCTAATGCTAAAGCAACTCTTCAAGAAGCTTTTGAACCAAAAATTCAAGAAATGATTCGTTTAAAACTTTCAGAAGAACTCGAAGATGAAGCAGAAATGCAAGAGTTTGATGAAATGAAACATCATGAAGAAGAAATGGACGAAGCAAAAAAAGAAGAGGAAATGGACGAAGCAACTCTAGAAGAAATTTTAGCTGAATTAGATGAACTTTCTCAAAAAGATGAAGCTGATATGAGCTATCAATTTGATGAAGCTGATTTTGATGAAGCAAAAGAAACAGATGAAGAAGCTGAAAAAGGCGAAGAAGAAGGTGAAGAGGAAGAATCTGAAGAAGAAGGTGGTGACGACTCTGAATCAACTGAAGAACCAACTGATGACACTAAGGTAATTGATATTACTTTAGGAGATCTTAAACAAGTTCTACAATCTATCAATGGTGGTGGAATGGAACCTGATGGTGATGAAGCTGGTACTGAAGGAGGCGAAGAAGCTACTGAAGAACCTGCAGGTGATGAAACCTCAGACAAAGACATCAACTTAGACGAAATTCTAGCCGAATTATCTAAATCAAAGAAAGAAGAAGTTAAAAAATCTAAAAAAGAAATGGACGAGAAGAAAGAAGAGGAAGATGAAGCTAAAAAACAACTTAAAGAAGCAAACAAGACTATTCAAGTATTGCGTCATGAGTTGAATGAAGTTAATCTTTTGAATGCTAAACTTCTTTACATGAATAAGATTTTTAAATCTAAAAACCTTTCAGAGTCACAAAAAGTTAATGTTGTTTCTGCATTAGACAGAGCTTCAAATACAAAAGAAGCAAAAAACATCTATGAAACTTTAAAAGAGAGTTTATCAAATAGAAAATCTCAAATCTCTGAATCAAAAGGATTTGCGTCAAACCCAGCTGGCGTTGCTCCTAAAAAAGTAATTG